AAACCTTTTGGACACTTATAATCTGACCAAGTAATTTCATATTGAGAACCACAATAGTATATTTGACCATCATCTGATTTTTTGTGAAAGTGACCAGAGATAACTTTTTCAAATCGTTTAAACATTGACTTATCTAAACCTTGATTATTAAAAGCACCATTATGCATTTCAAAACCTTTTATCTCTAAATGACCCATTGCAACTTGAGCTTTAGTTGTGTCTATTTCTTTTATAGAGTGTTCATAATTTTCATCACATATCCAAGGTATAAAAAGAATATCAAGTCCACCTAAATTAACTGTCTTTGCTTTATCGTAAATCCACGGTTCGTGTTTACCATCATAGGTCGTACACAATTCCGTAATTGCATTTACTTCGTTTGTATTTTTATAATAAGTGTCGTGGTTACCTAATATGATATGGGTATCTATACCTTCTTCCCATAATCTTTTCATAAACTTTTGTCTAAAGGTGTGTGCTGTTTTAAAGTTGATAAATTTTCTTCTATCAACCACATCACCCAAATGAACAAATGTTTTTATATTATGTTCTTTTAGATATGGAAAAAATATCTCATTATAGAAACGCATAAAGTAATCCAAAAATGCTGGACTATCGTTCCTCGCACCGAAGTGCGTATCGTTTAACAAAGCAATTTTCATAATCAATTAAAAAAGTTTAGAGTGGCTTTACTGGTTTTCTTTTTTTTCTTTTTAGTAACTTTTTTTACTGGTTCTTCCATTCTTACATTTTTTTGTAAAAATTCTCTAAACTGGTTTTTAAATTCGCTATCATCACCTGGTTGAAGTGCTACATCATCATAATTACTATCCATAATCAATCTATGTTTAATAGTAGTTTGTTTCTTTTCTTTTTGTATTCTTCTTACAAATGCATAATAAATTATTTGAGTAAAATAAGCAAAAGGGTTACTTGATTTCGCTGGGTTGAAGTTGTCCAAATATTGTAAACAGTTTTCAATACCATCACTAATCATATCATCTCTAAAAGTATAGTTAATAAAATTAGGTCTATACGATAAGTGATTTGCGATTTTTAAAAAACAACTACCAATGTAATCAGTCACTGGTGGCTTTTCTCGTTTTTCTCTTTTCGCTTTATTTACTTCTTTTTTGTAGGCTTTCATTGCCTCTAAAAAATCTTTGTTATTTACGTAATGTTCTTTTCTTGCTGCCATAATTATAATATACTACATTCCTTTCAAAATGTCAATGTTTTGAGCAGATTAATCTACAATTAATTCTACTACTACAGCTTCTGCCTTACCATAGTTTTCATACTTTTCATTATAGTGTTTCCAAATTCTTTTTTCGAGTGTTTTAGGAGTGCCTTTAAAGGGGTAAGTAAGTTCACAATATTTCTTCCAATTATCACTATTATAAGTTACTTTTATAATCCATTCACTTTTTTTCATTTCATTTCAAATCAGCGTTGACTTTTGACGAAAAGTGTATATAATGAAGCGTGTTGAGCGTTAATAGAGGATACTATAAGTTAGTGTAGAGTCTTTTTATAAGTTCCATCAAACTCCTCATCTTCATACTCGTCAAATATATCGTTTATTTCTTTGTTTACATCATCATTTAATCTTTCTTTTTGATACTTTGTATTATCAAGCGATTTAAGATTTTCTTTATCATAATCTTTTACAATATGGTGGTAGCTCTTTGTCATTGAGTCGGTGGCATTTGTAATAGTCATAATCTTATCTTTTGATATAGTTACAATCTGATCTTTAGAATAACCAGTCCATTTTATTAGAGCCACATAATCTTTTACACCTTGTGGAGTAAGTTGTGGAACGTATTTTACTTGTAGTGGTTTTGATACTCTTAACAATGGCGATTTCTCAGCCAATTGTTCTTTAGGTAGAATACAAACTATGTCGTCACCATTGACTAGTTTAATAATCTTTATAATACTAACTTCTTGTTTTGTCATTGGTTAACTCCACGTTATGGATTTCATAATTAAAATCTTCTTCATTGTATATATTTATTCTTTCTTTAAAGTGTTGAAGCGTGTAATTTGTTTTATCATTGTATGATATATCATCAGCAATATCATATAAAGTTGCAGATGAGTTGTCATCTTTTAACCTAAGGCCACGACCAATAGATTGTAAATTTCTAATACGAGATTTGCTAGGGGAAGCGAAAATAATGTTGTGAAGATTCCTAATATTAATCCCAGTGGAAAAGACACCATAAGAAGCAATAATGATAGCGTTATCGGACTTCTCCGTAATAGCTCTAATATCTTCTCTAACATCAGCATCTACACCTCCGTGTACATAAAACACTTTTCTATCTTGTGCTTTATCTTCGATTAGTTCTTTAAGAATCTCACCGTGTTTTTCAACGTATTGAAATAAGCATAAAGAATTGCCTTGTAAAGAAAGACAAAGATTCCTTATATATTTATTTCTTTTTTCGTTAGAAACCAAATAATCCATTTCTTCTTGGTACGATTTATCTTTTAAAAAATGGCGAGCAGTCTGATCGTGTTGTAATACTAAACACAAAATTTTTAAATCTGCTAGTTGTTTCTTTTGTTGAAGTTCACTTGTAGATACTACTTTATTGACTGTACCAAACAAACCTTCTAATACTAACTTATGTGTTTTTGTACCATCTAGTGTACCTGTCAAACCAATTCTATATTTACATTTTTCTAATTTAGTCATTAGTTTAGTTAATGAAACAGCTTTAAACAAATGTGCTTCATCACCAATAATCATACCAAATTGTTCAAACCATTTTTTGGGTAAATTATATACAGATTGCCAAGTAGATATTATAACTCTTTTGTTTGTTTCTTTTTCGTGGCCAGAATATATCTTATGTACATTTCTTTCACTATTATAACCATAGTCCTTAAAGTCTTTAAATAACTGCTCTACAAGCGATGTAGTGGGCACTATAACAAGGATTTTATCTTGTTTAGTATCTTTTAGTCGTAATAGATTAAATATCATCATAAGATAGATTATAAGAGATTTACCAGATGCTGTAGGCGATACAAGTAAACATCTATCTTTTTGTACAGAATACTTAAAAGCTTCTCTTTGATAATCTCTAACTTCGTGTGGTAATTTAAGAGCCTTAATTAGATTATCTAATTTAACATCATCAACTTTTGTATCTTGTATTTTAGTTCCATCAACAACTTGTACATTATTGTCTTCACACCATTTCTTAATATAAGGATACAAACCAGCATATATTTTACCACTGGCGTAATTAAATAATCGTATCTTACCATCCCAAACTCTATTTCGATATTGAGGCATAAACTTAAACCCAGGTACTTCAAATGTAAAAAACTCTCCAAGTTCTCTACGAATATCAGCATCTGCTTCTATTTTAAGATAGACTTCATTTACTTTATCTATAATTAAATATCTGGTCGTTGTCATAAAATTACCTATACGAAAGATTTACCAACAACCCAACCGACTAATACTTTTCGTGTACCTGATATTACAGGGTGTACTTTATGCCAGATATGTGATGGAAATATTATGATTGTACCTTGTTTGAATACTTTTCTAAATCTAAAATATTTGTTTTTGTTATGATAAGGGTGTGGCAAACAAATCTCAAAATCGCCACCTGTATAATTATTGTTAATTGTTTCATCATCATTTAAACAAATTGTAAAACTTAATTTTCTTACTAGATTATTTTTATATGGCTTACCGTGACTATCTATGTGCCAGTCGTAATGATCTCTTACATTATAAATTGTGTATTGTAATGGCTCAAACTCTCTTAATAAAAAGTTCCATTTTGTTGTTATATTTGCTTCATTAACAACTTTTGTAACTTCACTTTCTATATCTTTATCTTGTATAAATGTGACGTGTGATTTACGATTGACCTGATTACCGTCTTGTATTTTTGCTAATTCTAATTTCTTTTTATACCCAATGTTCATTATCTTTTCACAAAAAGATTTTGAAAATGCTTCTTCTTTAATAAAATGAACAGGGTCTAAAAACATTAAATAGCACCACTAGTAAACTTACGCCAATCAATAGCATTTTTAATAGTGAAACCACGGTTTGATATTTGTCTAATTGTTCTGTCTAAAAAATCTACTGTTGTTTGTATGTAATCTACTTTTTGTTTTAATTTTTGTAACTCAATATCTGATTCTAAATATTTGTCAACATCTGTTTTAAGTAATTTAAAAGAAAAAGGTTTTTGAGCGTAAACACTAGGATCCGCTTTACCTGTGTAGTATTCCCACTTTTCTCTTTTTAGTATATTGTATTCTGTTTCGCTTCTACTTAACATTAACTTATACTTTGTTAAGTGTTTTAAATATTGATTGTGTAATTGAGGTGTTTTTAATGATTCTAAATCTAGTTCAGTATCATTTATTTTAAGGTCTTTATCAGCCTGTATTTGTAATTCTTCTAATGTCATAATAACTCCATTGTATATAGTATATCACAAAAGCCTTAAAAAGTAAAGACTATGATGTGGTTACACTTGTTGTTGACGATCCTGTTGTAGCAAAATCGTATATCTCATATTCAAATGATACTGTCGCTGTTAGATAATCTACATCAGCGGCTTGTTGATTATATGATAAACCTGTTAAACCTGTTGGAAACATATTTCTAAATCTAACTTCTAATTGAGAATTATTTTTACTTGTCAATATAGTTAGAGTTGCATCTGAATATGTACCACCTGTGTTCGCTGCACCATATTTTACTTTTCCAATTTCTGTACTTGTTTGTGTAGTCTTTGCAGGAAATCTATCATTACCAGATGAAACTAAATCTCTAAATTCATTATGATCTCTTGGAAAACCTAGACCAACTAACCAACCGTGTATTTCCTGAAAGTTCTCTAAATTTTCATCTACTAAAAATGTCATAGACAATGGTTCGTATGTTAATTTTTCACCAGGAATTGGTATATCTTTTAGTGGTGAGGGTTGTGACATAGTACCACCTAATGTAATACCAGGTATATTTACAGCAGTACAAAAATATTCTACTTTTGGTAGTTTGATAATACTAAACTTAAACTGCGTTGGTGACGCATAATCGAGTTTAGTTGGTTGACGTGATAAAGAGTTTATAGTTGTCATATTACTATTTATCTTTCTCTTTGTCCACTTCTTCCCACTCTTTTTCAGTGGCAAGTTTTTCTAATTGTTTTTCTTTTTCAGTTAAAATTTTCTTCTTCATTTCAACTTCTTTAATTTTTTCTTCGATAAATTCTAATCTATTTTTCTTTTCAGGATATAAAAACACCATAATAACACCCAAAAAAGCTGTTATTAAAAATATCCACAAATATTGTAGTAGTACGTTCTTCATATTAGTATTTAGTAGATAAAAAAAAGGCGACCCGAAAGCCGCCTTTTTTAAGATATGTATTACAGATTACATTAAGTTTGCAACTTTAACTCTTCTGTAGTATCTGTTTGAGTTTGCTGAACCAGCATCGTTCACTGCAGTTACTGCACCTGAAGCGGCACCTGTTTCTGCGAATGGGTTTGCAACTAGACCATATCTAGTTTTGAAACCAATTTTTGGTTGGAACGTGTCTTGGCCAACTGCTCTTACCATTTGTAGTGGTACATATGGACAATAGAACATACCAGCGTCATAAGGTGAAGTACCTTTGTAACCTACAACAAAGTATTGTTTTGCTGCTTGGTTAGCACTGTATGGATCTATGTACACTTTAAATCTACCGTTTAATACACCAGCAAAAGTATTACCAGTATCGTCAACGTTTAGATTATTGTTAAGTGCAGGTGTGTAATCTAATACACCAGCCATTTGTAATGCTGAAGCAACATCAGAAGAAGTGATAAGGATATTTCCTTTTCCTCTTCTTGTTCTTTGAGCGATTGCATTAGCTTCTCTTTCCACTTGGAACATTAAGCCTTTGAATCTCTCAACAGACCATCTACCATTTGAGTCTGTATCTAAATCGAATACACCCTCAGTAGTTGTGTTGATTGTACCTGTGTTTGCAGATGCACCTTTTTCAGCGTTGATGTAGATAGTTCTTACAACTTCTCTGTTGATTTCCGCAAGGATCTCAGCAGATAGAATGTTTGCAAGTTCTGTCTCAGCATCTAAACCGTGGATTGCTTTTAAGTCTTGAGCAAGTTCCATAGTGTATTCTGCTTTTAGAGCTCTTGATCTAGCAGTTACTGTAGATTTCTCAATTGAGAAAGCCATTTCAGCGAACTGATTACCAGAAGCATCTCCTAAAGCCTCAGCAGTACCAGTTGTCATACCTTCGAACTTGTTGTATGCACCAGCAGGTGAGTCGTTTAAGATTGCAGGGTTTGAACCAGCTTGTGCAGCATCTGGAGTTTGACCCGCAGTTGAATCACCAGCAGCGTTTCTGCTTGAAAACTCAGTA